TTCTTTGGGAGCGGGGCGGTATTTTTCAATAAGGACCCGGCGGAGTATGAGACGATAAACGACCTCGACGGGAATGTCGTCAATTTCTTCCGGGTATGCCGGGAAAACCCGGACGAGCTGGCTCGGGCGGTAAATTTGACGCCGTTTGCAAGGGAGGAGTTTTCCTCTATCCAGGAGAGGGCCGCGGGCCAAAATATACAGCTGACGGGAGACGCCGTCGAGGACGCCCGCCGTTTTTTGGTGCGGTGCTGTCAAGGATTCGGGAGCAAGCTCGCCGATCGCGTAGGATGGAAAAACACAAAACAGCCCGCGGGGCCGAATAATGCGGCTATCTGGAGCAGGATTCCATTCACAATATACGAGGCGGCGGAAAGGCTGAAAAATGCTCAAATAGAAAATACGGACGCGGTACAGCTGATAAGGGCTTGCAATAACCCGGATTGTTTGATTTATGCAGACCCGCCGTATTTAGGCGATACTCGCGGGAGGAAACGCCTTTATAGGATCGAAATGCTGACAACCGCCGCACACGTTGAACTCCTGGACGCACTCCTCGACCACAAGGGACCCGTGATTTTATCGGGCTACGACCACCAGCTGTATAACGACAAATTGAGGAAATGGCGGAGGGTCATGTATACCGGGAGATCAAACTCGGGAGCCGCCAGAACAGAAATACTCTGGATGAATTTCGACGGAATACAAAGGAGCATTTTCGACAAGGAGGAAACACCGTGATTTATGCCATTGATTTCGACGGGACCTTGTGTGTTGACCGTTACCCGGAGATCGGGGAGCCGCGGGCGAACATGATCCGCGCCGTTCTGGACGCCCAGCGGGCCGGGGACCGCTTTATCCTCTGGACGTGCCGGATCGGCGAGCGCCTGGAGGAGGCCGTGGACTGGAGCGCCGCCCAGGGCCTCACATTCGACGCCGTGAACGACAACCTCCCGGACATGATCGCCCTTTATGGAAACAACTGCCGGAAAGTATTCGCAGACGGATACATAGACGACCGCAACGTCCGGGACCTTTTGGGGGTAGAACCATGAATGAGGCTCTTTTTTCCTCAAGCCGCGACGATTGGGAAACACCTCCCGACTTTTTCGCGGAGCTAAACGAGGAATTTCACTTTACGCTTGACGCTTGCGCCCTGCCGGAGACCGCGAAATGTGCGGCCTACTTCACGCCAGAGGACGACGGTCTCTCTAAGGCGTGGAATGCTCCGGGGGGGGGGTGCTGTTTTCTGTAACCCGCCGTATTCGCGGCGGACGAAAAACAGCCCGGGACAGGAGGCATGGATCAAGAAAGCCGCCGAGGAGGGCCAGAGGCCCGGGGCCGTGGTGGTTATGCTCATTCCGGCCCGGACGGATACCCTCGCTTTTCATAAGTACATCTATCACAAGGCGGAAATTCGCTTTATCAAGGGCCGCCTCCGTTTCCGGGTAAACGGACAGACGGGAGACGCGGCCCCGTTTCCGAGCATGGTCGTAATTTTTAGAGGGCCAGAGGACAGAGAGGAGGAAAACACTTGAAAATCAAAATAACGGATCATATCCCGGTAGAGAAGCATATTCGCCCGGAGGTGGGCGGAATTTATGAGGTCGTAGAGAAAGAGGAAAGAGGCGACAGGGGTCAGATCGTGTATTTTATCGAAGTTGGCGGCGAGCGGGTCGGCGTGTTTGGCCGGGAGTGCGAGGTCGTCCACGAGCGGAGCGTATGTGAGGCAATCAGGGAGGCGGAGGTATGAGCCGCCGGGTCTATCGCTGGAGGGTCTCCCCTCCTCCGGGCTCCGGCTTTGAGGCGGTCGAGGTCCTCGGGGCCTCCCGCTATGAGGCCGTGATCGCCGCGGCAAAATTGTGGCGTACTCCATGGACGCAGATCGCCCGCGCTTGCACAGCTGACGCCTTTGAAAAGCTCGGGGAGGCGGAGCTGTGAAAAAGGGAAAGAACCGGGTCGCGGCGGCGGTCGAGCTGGCCGCCGTCCTCCTGGCAACCGCCGACGCCTTTGCGTGGGGACAGCGGGCCGCCCTGATCGAGCGGGGATATACCGCCCGCGGCGGGGAGTATCTTCTCCTCCTGATCCCGGCTATTTACTACACAGGAAAGCGGATCGCCGCGGACTGGATCGCGGAGCTCCGGGGAGGTGAAAATGAGTAAATGCGTACAGCATATAACGCGGGGGGGGGGGCGTTGAAAACCAACTCCAGGTCGACCGCCTCCTCCTCGGGGATTGTCTCGAACTACTAAAAACCATACCGACCAAGAGCGTCGATCTTGTACTCACAGACCCGCCCTATAATATAAACCTCGTTCCGCAGAGAGGGACGACGAGCGCGATCGAGGGCGACAATATGAGCGGCGAGGACTTCACCGCATTTTTGACGGACGTATTTCGGGAGTGTTTCCGGGTGCTGAAAGATGACCGGAGCCTTATTTCCTTTATGGGCTGGCAGACCGTGAGCTCGTTCGAGCGGGCCCTCCTCGGGGCAGGGTACAAGATCAAGTCAATGCCGATATGGGTAAAAAACAATTTCGGGATCGGATATTACACGAGGCCGCAGTATGAGCCCATGTATTTGTGTTTTAAGGGAACGCCTGAAACGCCGGAGAGGCCGATCTCGGACGTTTTGCAATACCAGAAAGTGAATAAACAAATTCACTCTTGCCAAAAGCCCGTCGAGCTCCTCTCGAAACTGATCGCCACATTTTCAAAAGAGGGCGACGTGATCCTCGACCCGTTTATCGGGAGCGGGACGACGGCGATCTCGGCCATAAGAACCGGGAGGCACTTTTTAGGAATGGAGATCGCGCCGGATTATTTCAATCAGGCGAGCGAGCGGGTCGAGGCGGAAATATCACAAGTTAGGCTTTTTTAGGAAAGGGGCCTCGAAGAATGGCACAATATAAGACCTGTCCCTGGTGCGGGGATCACCTGGACCACGGCGAGCGGTGCGAGTGTATGGACCGCCGACCGGAGACCGTGGAGACGGCCAGAGCCACGCCGCCCGAGCGGGCCCGGGGCTATGTGATCGGCGTCGACCTCGCCCAGGGGAAAGACCACACGGCGAAAGCCTACATTTCCAGAGCATAAAAAAGAGCCCCGGACGCTTGACGAGAGCGTCCGGGGCGCAACCGCCCGGAGGGCTGATTGCTATACCGCTATTATATTAACACCTCCGGGGAGAAAAAGCAAGGGCCACAGGCCAAAAGAAAAAGGCGGTTTTTGATATGCAAAGAGTCAAAAGGCGAATTTTTTCGGGGGCCGTATGCGAGCAAGTGGTTTCCACGGTCCCGGACCGATAAAAGAACCTGGACAGGGCGGAGCCGCGGCCACGTTTCAAGACAGAGGAGGAGCGGGTCGCCCATAAGCTCGGGATTTCCCGCCGGAAACACGCCCGGATCGTCAATAACAATTTCGGGCCTACATCTAAATATAGCACCTTGACAATGGACGACGAGCACGAGGTCCACACCTTCCAGGAGGCGAGGAGGGTCCGGGACAATTTCTATAATCGCCTCATGTACCACGCCCCAGGCGCTAAAATCATGCTTTACATGGGCCGGGGCAAGAACACTCACCGGATACACTTCCACATGATAAGCGAGGGCGTCCCGGAGGACCTGATCCGTAAACAATGGACCTCGGGCTCCGTCCTACGGATCGAAAACCTCCGGGAACATAACTATTACAACGGCGTGGACCGGGGGCGGGACTATACGGGCCTCGCCAACTACTTATTTAATCACTGGACGCCGGAGGTCGGCGGCCACAGGTGGAAGGGCTCCCGGAAAACCCTCAAAAAACCAGACTATGAGGAGCCGACCACCGTCAAGCGCAACTATACAGAGGACAAGCCGCCCAGGCCGCCAAAAGGCTATATTTTCGTAGAGGCCACGGCGACGAAATACGGATACCTATATTATAAGTATGTCCTCAAGCCGCCGCCGAGAAAGCGGCCCAAAAAGAGGCGGGAATAGTCCCGCGCTCCTCGGCCTTGTAAATGTGTAAAGTTTTGAACCCAAACCACCACAGGAAGGAGATCGCCAAAAATGAACATCAACGAGTTAGCGAAAGAGGTCCACGAAAACGCCGTCGCTCATGGGTGGTGGGAAAAGCCGCCCACGCTCCCGGAGGCGCTTTGCCTGATCCATGCCGAGCTATCCGAGGCCCTGGAGGAATACCGGGAGGGAAACCCGCTCATTTACGGGACGTGCGCCCTCGCGGCGGAGGACTGTAAGTTTTCCGGCGTTTGCGATAGGGTGGGCCGCCCCGGAGAGGGCGAGGGGATAGACGGCCCTTGCAAGCCGGAGGGGATCGCCGTCGAGCTGGCCGACGTGATCCTCCGCACTCTGGACCTCATGGCCGCCCTCGGCGTGGACGTGGACGCCGTCGTCATGGCAAAACACAAGTATAACCTCGGGCGGGAGTACAGACACGGAGGCAAAACCGTATGATCGCCCCAGGACGCCCCTCGGCGGGGGGGGGGTAACTGATCGCAACCCTGGAGGAGGGGGACCGCATGGCGAAAAGTGAATTTCCGAAACAGCTCCGCAAACTCCGGGAGCGCCGCCGGATAAGCCGCCGCGTCCTGGCCGAGCTATGCGGGATAAGCAAGAGCGCCCTCTCCAGGTACGAGCGGGGGGAGCGCGTCCCCACACTCACGGACGCCGAGGCGCTGGCCGACTTTTTCGAGGTCTCCCTCGACCGCCTTTGTGGCCGGGAAAAATAAATTTTCAGAGCGTCCCCGAACGGGGACACGGTCGCCCGTGGCCGTGGTTTAATTACTTTGTGGACATATAGCCGCATGGAGCGGGACACGCGCCGGGGATCGGGGACCCGGCCCTCGGCTCCAGGTAGGGACAGGAGGGCGGCGGCGGTGCGTGATTTTGCGAAAGCGTTCTATCTCTCGAAAGAGTGGCGGCGGGCGCGGGCCTATGTCTTTAACCGGGACGCGGGCCTATGCGTGAGGTGCGGAGCGCTCGGGGAGATCGTTCACCACAAGGAACACCTCACGCCGCAGAATATCAGCAATCCAGAGATCGCACTCGGCGAGGGCAATCTTGAATTGCTTTGCCGGAACTGTCACGCCCTCGCCCACGCCGGGGAGCTGGCAACAGACAGCGGGCTCACGTTCGACGACGAGGGAAATGTTGTCAAGCGTGAGTTTCTGTCATAGCAAAAGCGGATCACAACGCAAGGGAAAATAAACCACAGGAGAAAGCGAGCCCAGCAGGAAACGCCCACCCATCCCGGCCCCGGCCCGCCCGTCCATCTGGCCACGGGGGCCAGCGCCTCGGCGGCGGTCGAGTGGGAAAGCGAAAGCGCGGAGCCGCGGCGAGTCATCGGCGCTCACACCCTCCCCCCCCCCTCGGCCCCCCGGGGTGGGCCCTTCCGAACCGCGTCCCATCCAGGTTTAGAACCCCCCGGGCGCACACATAAGGGGGGGGTAACAGCCCGACGGAGAGGAGGTCTATACATCTTATGGCAAAACCAAAAATTTCCTATGAAAGCCTCCCGATCGCCGATAAAATCGCCACAAAAAAACGGAAAATCGCTAAACTTTTCCGAGAATTGCCCGCCGAAAAAAAGCAGTTTGCCGACAGCTTGATCGAGCAATTCGCGGTCTCCACCGTCACCCTGGAGCGCCTTGTGGAGGAGATCAACAACGGCGATTTGATCGAAGATTTTGTCCAGGGGACCCAAAAGCTCCGCCGGGAAAATCCGGCCCTCAAGAGCTACAACGCGACCGTAAAGTCGTTTACTGCCCTATCGAAAAGCCTCCTCGACCTCCTACCGGAAAAGACCCAAAAACAGGCCGGGGAGGAGCTTATGAATTTCGCAACTAAGCCCCCGGGAGCGGGCAGAAAGTGAATTATATTCTCGCCTATTGGGAGGCGATCGAGAGCGGGAAGGTCGTCACAAGCCGCCGCGTCCGGGCCGTTTACAAGCGCCTCGCCCGGGAGATACAGGAGCCGGACCCCGACTCCCCGTATTATTTCGACGAGGAGGTCGGGGAGCGCCCGATCATATTCGCGGAGCGGTTTTGTAAGCAATCCCAGGGCGTGATCGGGGCCCCGCTCGTGCTGGAGCTTTTCCAAAAGGCATATATTCAAGCTCTTTTCGGATTCCTGGAGAAGGAGACCGGATTCCGCCGCTACCGGGAGACTATGTTCCTCGTGGGCCGGAAAAACGGAAAGTCGACCCTCCTCGCCGCGATCGCGCTTTATATGCTGATCGCCGACTATGAGGGTGCGGCGGAGATTTATAGCGTAGCCACGAAAAAGGACCAGGCGAAAAAGGTCCTCACCGAGGCTATTAACATGGTCAAGCAATCGCCGGAGCTCCGGGCCGTCCTCAAAAAGCGGCGGAACGACCTGTATTTTACGGCCACGGCCTCCATTTTCGAGGCCCTCGCCTCGGATTCTAACACCCTGGACGGCCTCAACTCTCACGCCGTCATTATTGACGAGCTCCACGCGATCAAGGACCGGAACCTCTACGAGGTTATGAAACAATCCACCTCCAGCCGCCGACAGCCCCTTGTCGTCATGATTACGACGGCGGGCATGGTCCGGGAGAGCGTGTTCGACGAAATGTATGAGCTCGCTTGCAAGATCGCGGACGGCGTCGAGGAGGACCCGACTTTCCTCCCGATCCTCTACGAGCTGGACAGCCGGGACGAGTGGACCGATCCGACGAAGTGGCAAAAGGCTAATCCGGGCCTCGGAACCATCAAGCAGTACAAGACCCTCGCGGCCTTTGTCCAGCGGGCAAAGATCAAGCCGGAGGACCTCCCCGGCGTCCTCTGCAAGGACTTCAACGTCCGGGAGGTATCCGCCGCCGTCTGGCTGTCCTATGACGCGATCAAGAGCGACCTCCGCTTTGAGCTCCAGGACGTTTATAACACCTACGCCCTCGGCGGGTGCGACCTCTCCGCGACGACAGACCTCACTTGCGCGACGCTCCTCATACGCAAGCCGGACGACCCGATCGTCTACGTTCTGCAACAGTATTTTCTCCCGGAGAAACGGGTGGAACACCTGGAGGAAAAGAACACAAACGAGGCCCCATATCGGAAATGGGCGGACCGCGGCCTCCTCACCATCTGCCCGGGGAACCGCGTCAACTATTCCGACGTGACCGCGTGGTTTTGTCAAATGCGGGACGAGTGGAAGATCGACGCGATCAAGGTCGGCTATGACCGGGCCCTCGCCGGGTATTGGGTGGACGAAATGACGGCAAACGGCTTTGACATGGAGGCCGTCGCACAGGGCCCCTATACATGGTCCCAGCCTATGCGGGAAATGGGGGCCGCCCTGGAGGCGAAACAGGTCAACTATAACGGGAACCCGATCCTTGTTTGGTGTCTGACAAATACCGCCGTTAAAAAATCGGGATTGAACAACATCCAGCCCGTGAAAATCACGGACAAGCGGCGGATCGACGGCGCGGTCTCCCTCCTCAATGCGTGGGTGATCTACGTCAAATATTTTGAAGATTTCATGTATAACGTGGGGTGAAACAATGGCTTTTTTGAATTTGAGAGGGCTTTTTGAGAGCATATTCGGTAAGCACTCCACGAGCGGGAGCAACCTCCCGGCGTTTCGGCTCCTGTCCTCCTACGACTCCAGTTTTACGCCGTTCAACGGGCGGGCGTGGGACATTGGGACCGTCCGCTCCGCCGTGGACGCATGGGCCCGGAACGCGGCAAAGATTCAGCCCCGGCACATCAGGAGGGCCGGGGGGCGGCGGGAGACCGTCCACGACGGCCTGGAGCGGATTCTCCAGACGCGGCCAAACCCATATATGACCGCCTACGCCTTTTATTATCGCGTGGCCGCTCAATTCGTCGTGTATAATAACGCCTTTATCCTCCCCGTGTTTGACGGGGGAAAGCTGACGGCCCTCTATCCGATCAACGCCTCCCGGGTGGACCTTGTGGAGGATATGGGCGGTATGTATGCACGCCTGACCTTTGCGACGGGGAACGTCTACACCGTCCCCTATGAGCACCTCGTCCATCTCCGGCGTCACTACCTGGACAATGATATTTTTGGGGACGATAACCGGCCCCTCCTCCCCGCCCTGGAGACCGCGGACGCCTTTAATCAGAGCATGAGCAAATTTGCAAAACTCGTCTCCGTGATTCGGGGCGTTCTGGAGGCTATGACAGTAACCAAGCAAGAGGACCTCAAGGCTCGGCGGGACGAGTTTGTCCGGGACAATTTCAGCATGGAGGCCAACGGCTCCGGCGTGATTATCACAGACAGCAAACACAAATATACACCGATCCAGCAGAAGGAGACCCCGATCCCCACCGGGCAACTTGAATTTGTCCGGCGGGAGATTTACGACTATTTCGGGATGAATGAGGCCATTGTCCAGAACAAGGCAACGCCGGAGGAAATGGACGCCTTTTATAGGGGCCAGCTCGTCCCGTTCTATATGCAACTCGCCCAGGGGCTCACAAATGCCATTTTTACGGAGCGGGAGCAGAGTTTCGGGAATGAGGTCCTTTGTGAAATGGATCGTATCCAGTTTGAGACCCTGGACAAGCGGGTCGAGGCGGCACAGTTTTTGACAAATATCGGCGCTTTGGAGCTGGACCAAGTCCTGGAGGTTTTCGGATTCCCGCCGATCGGCGGCGAGGAGGGAAAGAGGCGCGTCCAGACGTTGAACATGGTAAACGCCGCGATCGCCGACAAATACCAGCTCGAAAGCAACGGGACAAAGACGACGGAGGACCCGCCGCCGCAAAAGCCCCAGGAGCCGCCCTCCCAGGGCCAGCAGGAGCCGCCGGAGGGCGAGGAGGGGCAGGAACCCACAGACCCGAAAAACGGAAAGGAGGGCGCTTAAAATGCCCGTTAAGAAGGGGCGCGAGTATCGCGCATTACAGGACTTTTCCCTCGTCCCACGCGAGGGAGAGGCGGACGCCTACAAAGTGCGGGGGACGGCGATCGTCTTTGATACCCCGACTTGCCTCTTTGAGGTCGACGGCGTCAAATATTACGAAGTGATCGACCGCCACGCGCTGGACGGGTGCGACCTATCCGACGTGATTATGAATTACAACCACGGCGGGAAGGTGGTCGCCCGCCTCCGTAACAAGACCCTCGTCCTCACGATTACGGACCGGGGCCTGGACCTGGAGGCCGATCTCTCCGGCACAGCCGCGGGCCGGGACCTTTACGAGGAGATCGACGGCGGCTATATCGACAAAATGAGTTTTTCTTTTGTGGTGCGGGCGGCGGAGTATGACGCCGCCACCCACACCCGGAGAATAACTAAAATCCGCAAGCTATATGACGTCTCGGCGGTGGATATTCCCGCCTATGAGGAGACGTCCCTCTCCGCTCGATCCTTCTTTGAGGTGGAGCACTCGAAGGAGGTCAAGGCTTTGGAGCAAGCCGCGAGGCGGCGGAGGCTTTTAGCGCGGACCCGTACCTATCCACACACCACACAGAAACAGGAGGAATAAAAACTATGTTCGAGAAAAGACGTAAAGAGATCGCCACCCGCCGCGCCGAGATTCGGGCGCTTTTGGCCGGGGAGGGGGCCGTCGATATGGACGCCCTGGAGAAGGAGCTCGACGCCCTGGACGCCGAGGAGCGGGACCTCGACCGCCGGGAGGCCGCGACCCGCCGCCTCAATGGCGGGGCGGGCCTGGAGGGCCGGAACGGCCAGCAGGGCGGCCACGGCGACCGCGGCTCCGGCGACGAGGGCGGCGGCGATCCCACGCCCGGGCCCGTGAACCCGATCGCCGGGGGCGGCGAGAACCGGAGCGGCCTCCCCGCGGGCCTGGAGAGCCGCGCCGCATACCTCGCCGACCTCCAGGGGATTTCCCTCCAGGACGTGGAGGCCCGCGCCAAGCGTTTCGCCTCGGGCGGGAGTATGGAGATTACCACCGACGCCCTTTGCCGCTCCCTCACCCTCACGAGCGGGAATATCGCCCAGCCGACCCGCGTTTCCGGAATCAACCCCGGCCAGAATATCGTCTCCGGGATCGTGGACATGGTCCGCGTCGTGGACGCTAACGGTATGGGCGAGGATTCCGTGGCCTATGAGGTAAGCGGCGGCCAGACGGCGGCCACCAAGAAGGACGACGGGACCGCCCCCACGCCCACGGACCCCGTCCTCCGTATTGCCAAGATTACGCCCGTTTTGGTCTCCACCCTCTCCTATGTCTCCCGGAATATCCAGCGCACGACCCCCCTCAACTACCAGGGGCGGGTCTCCGAGAACGCTTTGACCGCCCTCCGCAAGAAAACCGGGGGACTCATTGTTACCGGAAACCCCTCCGCCACCATCCCCGAGCCGACGGGTATCCTCAAGGCCGCGGCGATTGCGGACGGCTCCGACATTACGGTCGAGAAGATCGACGAAAAGACCCTCCGCAAGATCGCCCTCTCCTATGGCGGCGCGAACAACGTCGAGGGCGGCGGCGTCCTCCTCCTCAACAAGGACGACCTGATCGCGTTCGGCGACATTCGCGGGACCAACGAGAAAAAGGCCGTCTATGAGATTGAATTTTCCGAGAACAGCACCACCACGGGCACGATCAAGGACGGCGGCCTCGCCGTGAAATTCTGCATTGTGGACGAGCTCCCCGCCCTCTCTGACAGCACCACCGCGGCGGGCTCCTATTGCATGGCCTACGGGAAACCCCTGGCCTACCAGCTCGACCTGTTCGGCCCCTATACCGTGGAAGTCTCCCGCGACTATAAGTTTGCGGAGGGCCTCCTCGCCGTCATGGGCGAGGCTATGATCGGCGGAAATGTTATCACCGAGAACGGATTCCTCCGTATCAAGAACAAGGCCGCCGCCGGAGGTTAAGGAGGCAGAAAATGAGCGAGAACACGAACCAGGAGCCCGCCGCCCAGGAGCCAGCGGCGGACGTCTCGGAGGAGTATCTCGCCGCGGGGAGGCAGGCTATACGAACAAAGTCAACGGCGTTTGACGGGGAGATCGTGGACCTGATCCGCGCCGCCCGGGCGGACCTCGCACTCGGCGACATCCGCCCGGAGCGGATCATGGACGAGGAGGACCCGCTTATCAAGCGGGCCATTATGAGCTATATCAAGGCGGAGTTTGGCCTCGACAATGAGGACGCGGACAAATACCGCGCCGCCTATGAACGCCTCAAGGTCTCCCTCAATATGTCCTCGGGCTACGTCGGCGGCGGGGAGGTGTAACCGTGTATTGGAGAGACGAGGCCGCCCTCATTCGGGAGGAAAAGACGGTAAAGCCAAACGGATACAAGGACACGACCACGGCGCGGCGGGAGGTATACGCCAACAAAAAGACCGCCACGCGCTCCGAGTTTTACACAGCGAAACAGGCCGGGGACAAGATCGCCCTCGTCCTGGAGGTGCGGGGTGCGGACTACCAGGAGGATACCCTCGTGGAGTACGAGGGCCGCCTCTATGAGGTCGTGAGGGCCTACACCGAAAGCGGCGAGACCTACGAGCTCAACTGTAAAGAGGCCCAGGAGCCGCCAGAAACGGCCCAGGAGGAGCCGGACGAGGAGGGGGCGGGGTGAGTATCAATGAAACC